CGAAGGTCTGAAAATCTCTAAAGACTCCATCTGCTATGTAACGTCTGGTCTGATTGACGAGAGGGCCGTTGCAGTATTATCACACCTACATAAAGCTCTAAAACCCATGAATGTATTGAGATGGATGGAAGATGCAGTTGCAATCTATCGTATCTCTAGAGCACCAGAAAGACGTATTTTCTACATTGACGTTGGTAACCTCCCAAAAATGAAGGCTGAGCAGTACCTACGAGACATGATGGTGAAGCATAAAAACAAGTTGGTTTATGATTCTACTACAGGTGAAGTTAGAGATGACCGAAAGTTTATGACCATGCTGGAAGACTTTTGGCTTCCCCGCCGAGAAGGTGGTAAAGGAACTGAAATCTCTACACTCCCAGGTGGTCAAAACCTTGGTGAAATTGAAGACATTCAATTCTTCCTGAACAAATTATATAAGGCCTTAAATGTCCCTGTGTCCAGGTTAGACACCGAAAACAGTATGTTTAATATCGGCAGAGCTTCAGAAATCACTAGAGATGAACTTAAATTTTCTAAATTTGTTAATAGAATACGTTCAAGATTTTCTATTCTATTCGACGAATTACTTGAAACACAACTTATTCTTAAAGGCGTCACCAACAAAAAAGATTGGAAGACTATCAAAGAGCAAATCCATTATGATTTCAAACGGGACAACTACTTTGAAGAACTGAAAAACCATGAAATGCTCCGAGGAAGGTTTGAAATTTTAACTGAAGTTGATAACTATATTGGTCGTTATTTCTCTATTGAATGGGTTAAAAAGCAAATTCTTATGCAAACTGATGATGATATTGAGGATATGGACAAACAAATGAAGATAGAAAAAGGTGAAGGTGAAGATGGTGAAGATAATGATGATAACTTTGGATCATTCGGAGGTGCAGAGTTCCCAGCTGGATCTCCAGCACCAGCCTCTGCGGAATATATTCCAACGGGACCTGAACTTAAAGAAGTAGCAAATACCAAATTACGTAAAACCAATGGTAATGATAAAAAGTGATTCTTATAAATATATGATAATGGATAAGGAGAGTTAATAATGGACACAAAAAATCTGATACAATCTGCTTTGGATAGCGATGCGTCAACCTTTAAAGATGGTATGAATGAAAGGATTATGTCTAAAGTTAAAGATGCTTTAGATGTAAAACGTATGGAAATCTCTGGTAATTATTTTAACAATGAACCAGAAGTTGATCCAAGTGTAGATATTGACGATAATCTTGAAACATCAACAGATGAACTTAATACTAATGTAGAAGAAAAGGAGCCTTTGGAGGACGGAGATGAAAAACTTTAGGTCATTACGTAACGAACTTTCGGAAGCACCAGATAAAAGAGAATTATCATTGGTGTCTGATGATGAAGGTAATGAAACACTAGATAACCGACAAGCTGAAAGAGCATTCTTTAAAAAGCATGTTGTCCATTTTATGAGACATCCTCAGGGCAATGAACACGTTTTTAGTGGTTCAAGGGACCCAGTAGGACCGAGTGATAATATTGTAACAGAAGAACTCATCAGAGAAGGTGATAAGGAAGCATATCAGAAATTTTTTAAGAAAACATTAGAAAAGTTTGGTGTAGATTCTCCAGCAGATTTTAAGTCTGATGAAGAAAAGAAAAAGTTTTTCGATTATATAGATAAAGAGTGGAAAGCCGACCATGAAGAAGAAGTCAAAGAAGAAGATGAAATTACTGAAGATGTTTATGATACATTAACAAATATTGTTAAGAAAAAAAGTGCTCAAACCGTAAAATTTGATAATAAGAAAACCCTTTCAGTAGATTCACAAACAGCAAATGTTCTTATCAAAGTTCATGATGCATTAAGACCACAAAACCAAAAGAAATACAGACAGAATTTAGCCAAAGGACCAAATGAATTTTTAAAGATGGTGGACTTTGCTTGGTCAAACGTAAGTTAAGGAGAGTTAAAAAATGTCTTCCCAACACATCGTTGATAAAAACATTAAAGGTGGTTACGTCACCTTAAGATTCAATAATACTGGGTCTAGTTGGCTTCATGAAGCCAATGGAGTAGGTGAAACCGTCAATTCAATGAAACTGTCAAATGTGCTTTGGTCTGCAAACCAATCTGGTACTTGGACCATTCAAAGAGGTGCAAATGTTGTTTTGACCCTCACAGGTTCAGGCAGGTGGGATTTACATCAAGAACCTATTGTTGTTGAAAATGCTGGTGAACAAGTGTCTAATGTTGTGTGCAGTATGAGTGCCAATGCTAATGGTTGTCTTGTTCTCAAATTTCATAAATCCTCCACATTTGATCCAGAAACACCAACGGGGACGGGGAGCTAACAGAAATGAAATTAATAACCGAAATATGTGAAGACGTAGAAGTTATTACAGAAGCAAAAGAGGATGGAGAAGGTAAAGATTTCTACATCCAAGGCATCTTTATGCAGTCTGGTGAAAAGAATCGCAACGGCCGGTTGTATAAGAAAGAGATACTACAGCGAGAAGTTGGTCGATATATCAAAGAGAATATCAAGAAGAACCGGGCCTATGGTGAGTTAGGTCACCCCGAAGGTCCCACCATCAATCTTGACCGTGTGTCACATATGATCAAAGAATTGGTTGAAGATGGTAACAATTTTGTTGGTAAGGCATTGGTTTTAGACACACCAAGTGGAAAGATTGTGCAGGAATTTCTTAAACAAAACGCATCCTTAGGTGTTTCATCTAGAGGTATGGGTTCATTGAAAGCGAGTAAAGGTGTTCAAGAAGTACAAGATGATTTCCATCTCGCAACTCCTGCCGACATAGTAGCAGACCCATCTGCAAAGGAAGCATTTGTGAACGGTATCATGGAAGGTAGGGAATGGATTTGGGACAACGGTATTGTCCGAGAGGTCGATATTGCTAAGTACCACCAAGCAATTTCTGGGTCGAATAGAAGCGAACTAGAAACAACACAACTCAACGCTTTTTCAAATTTTATACAAAAATTGTAAGTTGAAAGAAGAAAAAGTATAAATATAAGAAGTAATAATTACAAAAGTCTTTTAACACGAGGAGATAAAAAAATGGTTGGAGAAAATATGCGAGGAACCTTAGAGGATGAAGCCATCGAAGAATCAAAAGACGTAAAGGTTAAAGCTGACCATAGTGGTGGTGAAGACGTTCCGGCTGCTGGTGTTGCTGAACCCGAAAAGAAGAAAGCTGAAGATCCTGAAGCTGATAACAAAGAGAAAAAGGGCGCTGAAAAGGCCGCCAAGTCAGTAACTAAGGTTGATATGAAGGTAGAAGATAAAGAACCTGCCGCTAAACTTCCTAAAACAAAAGCTGGTATGATTAATGCTATGCTAGATTCGGTTAAAGGTATGAAAAAGGCTGAATTAGAAGCTGTTTTCCCCGGCCTTATGAAGAATTTTGTTCAAGAAGATGATGAAGAAGGTGAGGAGGAAGAGGAAGAAACCAAACCATCTGAACTCAAGAGCAAAGAATACGATAATTCTGATGACGATGATATGGAAACAACCGAATCAAAAGGTAGAGTAAAGAAAGAAGCGAAGAAGATTACTAAAGAAGATGTCGACCTTAAAGATGACGTTGAAGCCCTATTCAAAGGTGATGAAAACCTTTCTGATGAATTTAAAGACAAGGCAACCCTAATCTTTGAAACTGCGGTGGTTACGAAAGTTAATAAGAAACTTGACGAAATCACTCAGGAAAATGAAAAAGAATTAGAAGAAATCACAAGTACAATAACAGCCGAAACTACATCAAAGATGGAAGCTAAAGTTGATGAATATCTTGAATATGTAGTCGAAGAATGGATGACCGAGAATCAACTTGCTATTGAGTCGGGTATCCGTAACGAACTTACTGAGGAGTTTATTTCAGGTCTTAAGACGTTGTTTGAAGACCATTTCATTGACATTCCAGAAGATAAAGTAGATGTTGTCGAGGAATTAGGAAATAAAGTCGAAGAACTTGAAGCAAATCTTAACCATGAAATTGACACAAACATTAAATTAAGAAAATCTAATGACGATTATGCAAAATCTGATATTATTGCTGATGTTTGTGACGGTTTAGTAGATACCGAAGTTGAAAAGATTACAGAACTAGCTGAAGGTATTGACTTTGAAAACGAAGAAGACTATAAGCAGAAGTTAGAAACCGTTAAAGAGAACTACTTTCCGTCAGAGACAGGAGAAGATGGAAAAGTCGTAATTGATAATGATATTGATGGAAATCCTGTAGATGACGAAGTATTAATAACAGACCCAACGATGGCCAGATACTCAGATGCCATTTCTAGAACTGTAAAACATTAATTTTATAAATAACTATTAGTAAACACAAAGGAGAACTAAAATGTATCTTAATGAAGACTTACAAAAGAAGTGGCAGCCAGTTCTTGAACATGAGGACCTTCCAAAAATTGATGATCCTCATAAGCGAGCCGTTGTTGCAACACTTCTCGAAAACCAGCAAAGAGATGCACAAGATCAGGCCGGAGGCTCCGGCACATACGCTGGACCACAGTCACTGTTAGAAGCAGCCCCCGTAAATGCGATGGGTGCATCTTCTTCAACAGCCGGTGATGGTTCAGTTGATATTTTTGACCCCGTCCTTATCTCACTGATAAGGCGAGCTGCTCCCAATCTTATCGCTTTCGATATTATGGGTGTGCAGCCTATGACTGGTCCGACTGGACTTATCTTTGCAATGCGCTCACGTTACACAAGCCAGACTGGCGCAGAAGCCCTGTTCAACGAAGCAAATACTACATTCTCTGCTTCCGCTGCAGGTAATACGGTCTCAGTAGACCAATTCGCAAACGCTCAGGTGGGTTCAACCCCAGCTGGTGCAACTGCTGCTAGCTATACCGCTGCTCAGGCAATGACGACAGCAGCTGCCGAAGCTCTCGGTGACGCAACAACTAATGCGTTCCAAGAGATGGCCTTCTCAATTGAGAAGATTGCTGTTACTGCTCGCTCAAGAGCCCTCAAAGCAGAGTACACGATGGAACTTGCTCAGGATCTTAAAGCCGTTCACGGACTGGATGCTGAAACAGAACTTGCTAACATTCTTTCAACTGAAATCCTTGCAGAAATTAACCGAGAAATGGTTCGTAAGATCAACATTTCTGCGACAATCGGTGCTCAGGAGAATGTGACTACAGCAGGCACTTTTGACCTTGATACTGATGCCAACGGTCGTTGGTCAGTTGAAAAGTTCAAGGGACTTATGTTCCAGCTTGAGAGAGAAGCTAACCAAATTGCTAAGGCGACTCGTAGGGGTAAGGGTAATATCTTGATTTGTTCTTCTGATGTTGCATCTGCTCTACAGATGGCAGGTGTCCTAGATACCTCTCCTGCTCTGTCGAATAGCCTAAATGTTGATGACACTGGTAATACCTTTGCTGGTGTTCTTAATGGACGATATAAGGTCTACATTGATCCTTATTTCGCAGCCACATCTGGTGTCCATTATGCAACAGTTGGTTATAAGGGCACAAGCCCATTTGATGCTGGCCTGTTCTATGCACCGTATGTCCCATTACAGATGGTAAGGGCAATCGGTGAGAATACCTTCCAGCCGAAGATTGGCTTTAAAACTCGATATGGTCTTGTAGCTAACCCATTCGCAACAACTGCTGCTGATGGTGTGGTTGCTTTCGCTGCTGGTAATAAAAACAAGTATTACAGAAGGTTCTCAATTGCTAACCTAATGTAATCAAGCGAATAGACCAAGATTTAAGAGGGAGAAGAAATTCTCCCTCTTTTTTTGTACTCAAAGGTTATAAATAAGGTCCATGGAGAAGGATAGACAATGGTAGAAGTACAACCAGACACCACAAATTTCTTATCACCCGTTGGCTTTCGTTTTGTATTAAAACGAGCCCCAAATTTATCATATTTTTGTAAGGGGGCAGTTATGCCTGGGTTTACATTAGGAGAAATCCCCATCGAAACTCCTTTTGTACAAATACCAGAACCAAGCGATAAATTAGTTTTTGAACCCCTTTCTCTCAGATTTGGTGTTGATGAGGATTTGAGTAATTATAAAGAGATTTATGATTGGATGATTGGCCTTGGTTTTCCTGAAGACTTCGCTCAATCAAAACATAGAGATATACATGCTAAAAAATTTGGTAATATGTCAGATATTGTTTCTGATGGAACTCTCACTATCTTGACAAGTGGTATGAACCCAAATGTGCAATTTACATTTAAGGATATGTTTCCTGTTGCACTATCCACGCTACCCTTCAGTCACGACCAAGCAGACATTGAATATATGGAATGTGATGTAACATTTACTTACCGTAACTTTGTATTGAACCCTGTACTATAACTTAATCTTGACAAATGCTCTATATTGTGTTATACTTAAAAACTATAATACAATTAGACGAGTTTTACGATGAAATTGGAAGAAATACAAGAGCTCTGGTCAAAGGATTGTCGCATAGACCAGTATAGTC